TCCTCGTCTTCCTCGTCTTCCTCGGCGAACGGATTCTTGCCACCCGTCTTCTTCTTCTTCTTGAATCTTTCGAGCAACTGGGCGGGCATTTCGCCCTTGAAGGCCATCGCGGAGCAGTCGCCCTTGCACTCGGCGCAGGGTTCCATCACCGTCTCGCCGGTCGCCTTGCACATCATTCCGTCGGCACCGTCTTCGCCGTACATCTTCACCTCGACCGCCGTGGCGCCGCACGCCGCGCAAACGGCGTCACCGGCCTTGTAGCCGCAGGCAGCCGTCTCGGCACCCTTGGCGCACTGCAAGACCTGACCGTCGTCGCCGATCTTTACGGTTGGTGCTCCGGTCTCAGGTTCCATGTTTTCGCTCCTTGTATTGCATCGTCGTCGCCAGGCAACCCTTGTGGTTGACGCAACTGCCGCACGGAAACTGGCGTTTCTCGCCCGTCGCAATGCAGTGATATTTCAATTTGACTGCGTTATTTTGTGTAGGTTTATCATAACCCATAACACGGTTCCCGCGGGTGTACCCGCCGCTTGGTCTGCCGTTCATTGACTCGCTCGTTTACGCGTCGCCACCGTATAGGTAGTCGCTTTGCCCTCTGCCGAATCTACGAGATCTGTTGCCCGAGGTGTCGATCCTGTCGGGCGGTCTCTGCTGGGCGTTCCTCGTTCCCGAAGCGGCGCGTCCCTGTCTAGCGTCTTCGTTTCGTTGCGAAGAACGGTCCGCCGGACGAGATCTATTCATTCTGTTTCGTTCGGCCGCGTTGCTAGATCCGTCGGCCCTGCGATTTCCGGATCCGCCAAGTCTGTCTACTGGGCGATTCGGGCGCGACGCTCCTTGTCTGGATGACTCGGCCCTTTGGTTGGAGGTGTCCGTCGGGCGACGACCCTGCATTCTCGAGTCTTCGGCTCTATTGGAAGATTCGTCGTAACCGGGGCCAGAAATTCTGTCGGCAGGACCCTGTGGGCGTGAGCGATTTTGCCTAGTGCTTTCCGCCCGCTGAGAAGAAGTGTCGGCCGGACGAGACCTACCCATTCTCGCCGACTCGGCTCTATTGGAAGATTCGTCGTAACCGGGACCAGTCAGACGATCCACCGGTCTTTGCGGACGAGCGGCGCCTTGTCTTGCGCTTTCCGCCCTCTGCGAAGAGGTATCGGCAGGACGCATTCCCTGCATCCTGGCGGACTCAGCTCTATTGGAAGATTCGTCGTAACCGGGGCCACCTGCCGCACCAAGCCTGTCGACCGGTCTTTGCGGACGAGACCCAGCTTGACGAGCCGTTTCCGCTCTCTGATTCGAGGTGTCCGCGGGACGCATTCCCTGCTGACGACGACTTTCGTTTCTACCGAAAGATTCGTCGTAGCCGGGACCGCCCGCTCCTGGCAGTCTGTCGACCGGTCTCCCGGCGGGGCGCTTGCCTTGATTGCGAGCGTCTTCCGCTCGTTGATTGGACGTGTCGGGTCTGGCCCCTCGTTGTCCGGGGTTGAGACTCCCGCTTGGTCCGCCTGCACCGGGCAGCCTGTCCACGGGCCTGCCGGCGGGGCGCTTGCCTTGGTTGCGGGCGTCCTCGTTGTCCTGGAAGGAGGTGTCGGGTCTTTTGCCTCGCTGTCCCGGATTGAACGGAGCTGGCTCCCCACCGTAACCGAAACCGCTTCTGCCCTGATCGTCGACTCTTCCCGCGTTGACGTCACCCATGCGGTTCTCGAAATTGCGCTTATCTCCCGCTTCTATTCTGTCGGCGGGAATGAATCCCTCACCCTCGAGCGCTATCCTGTCGAATCGCGCTCTCGCCTCGGTCCTGAATCTTCTCTCCTGCTCCGATCGTTTCGGGCCCCGGTTTAGTTGCACGCCCTGCCTGGCGGCCTCGCCACGCACGAACTGCCTGCGTCGCGCCTCCATCCCCTCAGGAGCACCCCCGCCGACCGGTTTGCCGTCGCGGCGCTTGTACGGAACTCTTTGCTCCTGCGGGGTTCCGTCGTAAATGTATCCGTCCCCGTCCCTGTCGATCATGTCTTCGGCGGAGCCGCCACCCGACGGCTTGCCGCCGCCGATGGTGGCCCCGAGGGCCTTTTGCTCCCAGACGAAGACCAGCGCATCCCGCAAGTCCTTTGCCAGTTCTGGGCCGATCGTCTTTGCGTCGTGGATGATTATGCCGTCGTAGACGGCGCTGGAACTCATCATGTAACCGGAGAGGACGTCGTCAATGGCTTGCTTGGCGTAGAACCGGTCCCCCTTCGGGACCGGGAGCAGGAGGTCGTCATCCGGCTCGTTTTCCTCCAGTTCCTGGAGCTCTGCGAGCGATAGGACGTATTCTGACGTCGCCGACTTGGTGTCCTGATTCCGCAAAATTTTCATGGCGCCTCCCATTGTAGAGCACTACCAATGAAGGAAGTGCAAGTTGACATTAGCTAAACAATTGACAGTGATTTGAAACTCATTCCGTCGGTCAATCCCTCTGGCAGGACGTAGCGCGGAAGCCCGCCGTCCCCAATTTGCGACGACTCGCGCCCGATGCCGGCCCTTTCGTCGTGCCACTTGTTTATTGTTGCGGTGGTCGGATTGTCGTCGCCGAGTCTGTCAATCAACTGGTTGTAGAAGTAATTCCTGCGCTTCTGCATCCTCCCGAGGAAAACGACCATCATTTCAATTTCCTCGGCCGACTCGTCAATCCTCGAGCGACTCATTCGCGCGATCGTGTCGAGCCTCCCGAGCACGGTCTCGATCATTGCGTTTGTGGAGACGTAGCCGGAGATCAATCTCGTCGTCGAGGCCTCCTCCGGTGAAGGATTGGGGATTGAGGAAGCCCCGTTGTCGAACATCCTCAAAGTCCCGGCTGCGAACTCCTTGGTGATCTCCGCCGGTCCGCGCGGCCCAGACAGGGTCAGTCTGCTCGGTAACCCGCTCTCGTCGGACGAGATCTTGCTGTCCGTTTCGAGGCGGGCCCGCGAGGCCCCCGATTGAGACTGGAAGATCCTGGCCGTCCTCGGATCATTTGCGAACGATTCGGCGATTGTCGCAGGCGCGCCGTCGGGCGTCTCGGGACCGAACGGGTCAAAGCGGCTGTCGCCGACGTCCATTCTGCGGGCCCCGTCGAGGGCGCGCCTCCTGCTCTTGAACACGCGGCTCGATACCGCGTTCCTGTTGCTCATGTCGATGATAACGAATCCGTCCTTGACCGGTTTGATGTCGTACCTCTGCGGAACGAAATTCCGCTTGGCCATCCCAGCGTCGGATCCGCCGTCTCTCTTCATGTCGTTTATCAAGCCGAGGAAGAGCGTTTCCTGGTCGAGCGCCTGCGCCAGTGCCTCATCAAGGAAGGAGTCCTCTTGCTGCGTCCTCCCGGAGAAATTGAGGGACGAGAACCCGTCTGTGCCGATCGGTCCGCCGCTTGTGCCGGCAAGCTGCCTGGCGAGAGCGCGCTTCCTGCGCACGGAGTTCAGCTCCTCCGCCCTCGAGAAGGGATCCATTGCGGCGAGCCTCCTTATTTGTGAAACCTGCGCGCCGCGCCACATCAACTCGTCGACCCTCTCCGGGGAAACCTCGGCAAGAGCGGACACCTTGTCGATGGTGACGTCCAAGCCGCTCCGCCCAGCGTAAAAAGTGTCGGTCGTTCCCCCTCTCGGGGCGGCGCCGCCACCCGTCATGGTGAAGCGCTCTATCAAATCGTCGTGTTGAACCATCTGCGAGTAATGATGGATGTCAACGAGATCGTCGTCGGTCGGGTTGTCCCAGTCTCGCGAGGCAAGGTCGGCGAAACGCTCGCCTATGCCTCTGGCAACTTTCTCGTATTCCACCGAGCCGTATATGGCGTGCAGCCTCGCGTCGAGCCACTTTGATCCGCTCAGTATCGGTATTCCGTCGGCGTCGCCGAACGGCGAGGAACCGCCCGACCGACCCATGGCTGCCTCGGCTCCCGAGGATATCGCCGCGGTCCCGGGGGAGGGGGACAGCCTGTCAAGAATCCCCATGGCCCTGCCGGCAGGCACCAGACCAAGGCTCACGGCCTCCACCAGATACGCGACCAGCGCCTTTCGGCCGCCCCTGGCGAACAGCGCGGCGGCGCCGGAATCAATCATCTTGTAGGTAACGTCCAGCCCGCTGGTTCCGGAGCCCGGGCCCGCCCCTGGCGTGGAAGCCAGAAGTCCGAGCATGTCCGTCGATCCGAACCTCAGGTCGTAGATGAGTGCGAGGATCTTCGCGGTGGACTTGACCACCTCGCGTCCCAATGGGGAATTCGCCGGGATGGGGGCTTTGCTCGGGTCGATTATTCGGTCGATCGTCCGACCGACAACGCTCGCCCTGCCTTTCAGCGCATCGCCGAACGAGGAGAACGCCTGCTCCGTTCCCCGGCCCGGCCGCCGTACGAAGTCGTCGATTACCTGGTCGGAGAGACGCTTCCAATCCTCGTCGAACCCTGCGTCCGTGACGGACTCGAAATTCATGGAGGGGGCCATTCGCACGAACTCGCTCATCAAGCGGCGCAGGTCGGGGTCCGGGTTGCCCATGCCGGCCTGCGCGCCCGCCTGCAACGAATCGGTGCCTGCGCCCAGCGAGCGATGGTGACGGTTGCCGACCTCCCTTGCGATCTCTGCAAGTTTCCCTCTCATCACCCTGGACCTGACCCTGAACCGTGGGTCCGTCTCGTTGCTTGTGGACGCCAGCGAGAAGAGGTCCCCGACGGTCTCGTTGAAATCGGCCAGCAGATCAATCAGCTCCACCGCTCCGTATCTGTCCCTATCTCCGACCATCATCTCTGGAGTTCCGTGAACGTTGAGGCCCATCGCCCGCGACGAGGCGACGACGGCTGCGGAGGCGGGCTGGAGATCGAGTGCTGGATCGACCAGCAACCCGAGAGATGACGGGGTGTTCTCGCCCCGACGAACACCGTCCGCCACGGACATGAATATCCTTTCGGAAGCCGCATCTGCGTACGTTCCGTAGTCGTGCGAGGTCAGTCGGGCGACGATCTCCCCCCTCGGAATTCTCGAGATGCGTGCGAGCCTGTCCAGCGCCCTGCCCGGCCCGTCCGACAGCAGCGCCATGTTTAGGTTCACGGATAGATCGGCGTTCCTTCTGAGCTCGCGCCTCAGCTCGGTCGGGTTCGCCGGCAGTGAATATGTGGAACCGAGGGTGCCCGGGGCCCCGACGAAGTCGCCCGAGAGCGAGTAGTCGGAGTCGGCCTTGGTCACGGATATTCCGTTGTGGTCGGGGCCCTGGTTGGATCTGATCCTCATCACCCTCTGCGTCGCCGCTATCGAGTCGAGGACGCTGGACGCGTCTGAGTTGCCCGACGGGCCGAGGTTTATGAGATTCTCCAGTCTCACCTTGTCGGACCTGAGTCTTTCCGCGAGACCTGCGTCGCTCAGGCGGTCCGCCTCCACGTCCTGCTCGGTCACTCTCCAGTAGGACGGAGAATCGGAGTACCCGTCCCTGTTCGTCAGACCAGACATACCGGCCATGGGTCCGTCCGTCGTCCGGTTGTCGTTGTTGAACCTGCGTCTTCTGGAGAGATCGACGTACTGGTCCTTGGTGAGGCTCATCTCATCCTTCCCCCCGTACACGTCGGTCGGCAAAGGCACTTTCGTGAATCCGGGTTCCGACGTGAAGGCCCTGTCCCTGAGGTTGACCAAATCAAAGTCGAACGTCTTTTGTCTTCCGTCGGCGGCGTCCAACCCGAGGATCACGAACCCACCGATGCCTGCCCTCCTCGCCTCCTCCGGTGTCAAACCGGGCTTGGGGACAACCTCGATCGACAGGAGCCTGTACGTCCTCGGGGTTCCGTCTGGAGCGACTCCGTATGTGAACTGGAAACCTATGCCGTCCTGGCGGGCAACGAACAAGTTCGCCACAAAAAAAGCTGCCGTTTCCGCGTCGGTGGCCGGGGCAATCGAGTTCATCTCCACGTACTTTCCGCCGATCCCCTTGTAGATCCGGACGCCGTTCCCATAGGAGCCGCTCGGCACCCTGTCCGGGTCCGGTGTCGGGCCGCGCGGAGTCGCCCCCGGTGGTCTGGGCGGTCTAGGACCGCCCGGTGGCCTGTCTCCCCCGCCGGGGGCTGAGGGTTCGCTCGGGGTTGTCGGTTCGTCCGGTGATCCACCCGGGGCGTCCGGACGACGGGTTCCGTCCGATGGTGACGGCGCGTCGCCCGGCGCACTGGTGTCCCTCGGAGCGAACAAGTTCTCGGTGGGGGCACCGATCCCCTGATGGGCTTGCTTCCAGGCACTGTAGTTCAGCGCCCACGTTTCGTCCTCCTTGCTGACGAGCAGGTCATTTGAGTCCCTGTCGAACATGAACCTCGCCGCGCCCCACTTGTCGCCGAGCTCTATCATGGCGAGCAGGTTCCTGCGCGTCGCCTCTATGTCGGCGTTTGCGTCGTGAGCCTTGAGGATGGGGTGACCGAAGTACAGGGCGAGCGCCTCGTTCTTGGTCGAGGCATACGGATCCGGCCACCAGTTGCCGTTTACGGACAACCTCTCCTTGTACCACAGCGGTCCGGTGGCGAAACGGTAAAGCCTGTCGATCGCGTGTATCCTCTCCTGGAACCTCTTGCCCCACGACTTGCCACCCGGCTTGTCAATCTTCACGGCCTTCTTGAGCCATGCGACGAAAGGTGTCGACAGGCGGTCGTAGGCCGCGTTGCGGGCAACCTTGGAGTCGCCGGCAGCACCGAGGGCTTCCTTCAGCTGTTTGGCCATGACGCCGAACCTCTCCTTGTCCACGGCGAACAACCAATTGGCCAGCGCAAGGGTGTCCACCCATCCCTCGGTGGGATGGTCGCCCATCACGTCGTTCCATACCCGCGAGTCGAACGAGCGCCAGTTGTGCGATATGATCACGGAGTCGTTGCCGACCGCTTCCGCCAAAATTTTGCGCGCCTCCTCCTTTGACACGAAGATCTCGGGGTGCGAAGCCAGCGCCTCCTGTATCGGGATTGTCTTGTCGCCGATCTTGACTTTCAGGTTGTCCCTGGCCCAGTCCGAGAGTTCCTCTTCTGGTCGAATGTAGACGTTGATTATTTTCGGGTTGTTCCAGTCCCCGCCCGGCTCCACGACGTGGACGGCGATCTGCACTGGACCACCGGTCCTGTCGTCCACTATTCCGGTCGTCTCTATGTCGACGAACGCAAGACGCTTGCGCGACATGATTTTGAAAATGTCCCGCCACCCTCCGGCGAGGTCCATCGAGCCCTTGAACCCGAGCTCGTCGCTCTCGGTTCCGTCTGCGGCGATCGGGTTGCCCCACGGCTTCCACGCCGCCCTGAACGGCAATCGGTACTGCTTCCTGCCCGTGACTGGGTTGAGCACAGCGTTGTCGTTCTCGTCCTTGATTTCGTTGGTCTCGGGGTTCCAGGTCTTGAGTATTTTTGTCCTCAGCAATTTCTGCTTGAGCTTCTGCCACCACTTGGCCTCGTCGTTCCTTCGCGCCTCGATCACGACGGGATCGTTGGCCGCAAGGCCTATCGCCACGTCGCGGGCCGTGGGCAGCGGGGTTTTTGTTTTGTCGACGATCTCCGCCTCCTTGACCTTCTTGGGATCAACGGGCATTGTGGTCGGCTCGTCGCCAACGAAAGCCTCCGGTCGCGGAGCCTCCATGTCCTCGATGACCGTGTCGTCGGTTTCGGTCGGGACGTCCTTTGCCCCGGAGAAAGAGGGCGCGGCGGGTCGCTTCCTCGGCGTCCGCGGTTCGGTTGACGGTGCGGGGTCCGTTGGTTTGATTCTCGGAGCGTCGGACGGCTCCGTCTCGGGCGTCGGCCCGTCGCTCCAGGTAGCGACGCGGTCCGGGACGCTCAACGGTCCGATCGGGAAAACCTCGTCCATCGGGCCAGTGTCCGCTTTCATCCGGCTCGTGTTGAAAACCCTCTGGCGCCACTTGCCGTCAGGGCCCATTTCCCTGCCGAGAACGTACGTCGACAGAGTTCCGCTTGTCACGTCTGGGTGCTCTATCAGTTCTCGGCGAGTCCAGTCGTATTTGTTGGGTCCCGTGGGAAAATCGTCGAGGGGATACAGCGCGACGTTCCAATCCCCCGACATGTCTGGTTCTCGCGCAAGGATGTAGAGTCGCTTCTCGTCAGGGTTCCACCGTCCGAAGACGATGGTGGGATCGAGTATCATCCTGACCGCGTCGCTCTTGAGTCCTTCTGTCGGCCCGGAGCTCGGGTACACGAACCTGAGGAAGTGGTACCCGTGGTCGTACGGCGCACCGATCGATGCGTCCAGGCTCTGCAACGCGTAGATAGTGTCCAGCATGTACCTCGTAGGAATACGACCGGCGGCAACATAGGCCGCGTCGATCCGGACGACCCCGTACTGATCAAGTCTGTTGTCGTCCCCGAGCACGGCGTCGACGACGGTGTATATGAACTTTGGCCGCCTGCCTTCACCGTAGCTTGGCGTCGGTTTCCACCGGTCGTCCCCCGACATCCCGGCGCTGACGGAGTCGGCCTCGGTTGCCCGGTCTGTCACCATCGGTCCCGATTCTGTCGAGAAACCGAAACGACCGAAGGCGATCGCATCGAACTCCCCCCTCTCGCGGGACGGTGGTGAGTGGCTCATCAGAACCTGTCTCAGTGGGACGCGAATCTCCCTGCCTGTCAGCGCATCCCGGCCGGCGACGAAGGCTGGACCTTCTTCGTCGGGCTGGAAGTCGTCACTGGACGGCCAGCCGTTTCCGTAACCCCTGATGATTCTCGGTTTCGAAATCATCAGCGGATGGTATTCGTGGTCAAGGGTCTTCGGATGGGGGCGCGCCATCCTGATGTCGTCCATAATTTTCTCGGAACGCAGGTTGTTTCCAATCGGGCGAATGTCCTGCATCACCTCGAGGAGGAGGGGTTTCCCCGCCTCGTTTGCCTTTTTCACCAGCTCTTCCAGCTGCCTCGGCTGGGTCATCTCCGTCACGGTGAGGAATTCGCGACCCGGCAGCGCCGCACCCTGCTTGGCAAATCGTTCACTCCCAGACGCCCCGAGACTCACCAGCCACCCGCCGGTGTCGTACCAGAGTCTGTTTTGTTCTATGTCGGGGTTCAGGAGTCCGTACCTCCTGCGCAGCCCGAGCACCACCTTCTGGGGCGAGTCGCCGACGTGCGAGAGGTTCCTGTCCATCGTCCGCCTCCTGGACAAATGAAAGTCCGCCTCGGCGTCGGGCAGGCGGAAAGGCTTCCCGAGCATCTCGGGCGTCCAGTCGTTGGCCCTGTTGGGCTGCGCCATGCTTGGGTGATTCCAGTTGACCGGACCGTCCCCCGTGAGCGCAACGTACCTCATCACGGATGCTGGGTGGAACTCAGTGTCGCCGTCAAGGTCCGAAGTCTTTCTGCCTATCCTGACCGCAATGTAGGGGACGGTGCCCGTGGGGGAGGAATGAAAGGACACGGGCGTCCGATTCAAGAACGGCACTCCGACGAGTTGCTCGCGCAACCTCCTGTTCCCTCGCAACGACTCAATCTCCCTCGGGGCCACGAACTTCGTCGAACCCGTTATTTTTTCGTTGAGCGAACCGTCGTCGGGGGCGTCCATGATGTCCAGCACCGTCGCCCCGGAGGCCTCGAGCTCGTGTGGCATCGTCGAGCGACGGAACGGGAGATAGAAGGCCTCGGCGCGGTCGATCAGCGCCTCGAGCCTCAAGATGTCCGCTTCGCTGGGATTCTTTCTGTCCTCAACTAATTCCGAGTAAGTTTTTCTGAAGAAATTCGCGTCGTCCTCGTTGAAGATCATTTGATCGAAATTGACGTCTTCCCGTAGTAGGCCGCTCAGTCGCGCGTCGAACAATTTTCCTCGGGGCGTCAACGAATTCCGATAGTCCGAGTACGTCCGGGACTCGTCGTCCGTCGTGTCCGCGGAAGCCATTCCGGCGGAGGCGCCGTCGGGGTAACCGACGAAGCCGTCTGGAGCTAGGTCCGGGTCGATGAGCAGTCTCTCGATGTCTATCTCGCCGTCCCTCTTGTGCATCTTTATCGCCCTCGCGGCGAGCGCCGGGCCGAGCATCGGGATTAGGGACTCCGGGTCGTCGTCCTGCCGTTGTCCGTACAATCTCACGGGGGTGGAGAACCCGACCAACGGCTTCAGTGGCGAAATTATCTGGGCCTCCGACGTTGGACCGAGCAGGCCTCCGCTGACTATCTGGGAATCCCTCTTGCCGTGGACCACGAACGCACCGCCGCGGATTCCGCCCAACCCGTTCCAGCGTTCCAGCATTTCCTCGTCGGTCGGATTCCACCTCCTCGTCAGGTTGTCAACGAAACCATCCTCAAACTGCACGACGTCACGCGGCAGGTCGGCGTCGGCGTACCTGCCATAGAAGTTCAGTGAGCTCAGGGCCGAGATCGGGTCGGCCTCCGCCGACAGGAGCTGGTCGGCGTTCGTGCCGCCGTACCGCCGTATGGCCCCCATGATCCCCTCGTAGCGCGCGAGGTCGTCCCGCTGGGATTCGGAGAACCTCGTCAAATCCCTGATGACCTCGGAAATTTTCTGCTCTGGGAGCTCGTCGAGGTTGAGGAAACCCGAGTCGGAGGCGATTCTCGCGATCAGCGGGGACGCGGCCTTCAGCGACCTTCTTATCGACTGGTCCACGGTCAGCTGTCGTTCTCCGCGCGAAATCCTCGCCATCATGTCGTCGGCGGAGGAGACCATTTGTCTCTTGTTGTCGTAGGACTGCACGAAGCGCTGGATGTACTGCCTGTTCGCTCCGCGGGTGTCGCCCTGGCCAGCGACCTCGGCGACCGACCTGTCCACGCCAGCCGACTTGCTCGGGTCGAGGACTCCGTCCTTGAGCCTGTCCGGTCCCTTGTGGACGACATACGCAAACCCGCCCTGGCCCCTCGACAGCTGGGAGAGTTGTTCCCCGCTCAGCGACGAGATGAACCGCGTCTCCTCCGCGAGCGATTCTGCGATTCTCTGGTCGAGCGTCTCCAGGTCGATCACTCTTTGCAAACGGCGTTCCTCCGCGGAGTCCCTGATGTGACGGAGACGATCCGATTCCTTCGCCGCGAGTTCGGCCTTTCTCTTGACCTGCGCGATCCTCGACGCGTTGACGCGAGACAGGTAGTCGTCGATCTCCCCTTCGGTCGCGCCCGGTTTGTCGCTGAGGAAATCGGAGACCGCCCTCGCGTTGAACTCGTCCTGGGTTGAGTTGTTGGGGACGATCGGGCTCCCGTCGTCGTCGGCGTCCAGTCCGAACGAGAACATCACGTCCCTGTCCGGCACGCGGCCGGTCACGCCGAGGTCGCCACCGATCCAATCCCCGGTCTGCAGGAGGTGATCGAGGGCCAGCCTCAGGCTGGTCGAGCGCCTTCCGGCGACCTCCACGTCCTGGTCCATCTTTATCCTCGACGCGGAGTCGTTGTCGCGTATTGATTTGATCAGCTCGGACGCCCTCTCCTCCGCCGCGGCCGACTCGGTCGCCACCAGGGCTTGGGAGGCGTTTATGGACCTCTCTCCGAACAGGGGGACGTTCCTCCCCGATGCGTCGGTCACCCCGACAACCCTCCCGCGTGAGCTTCGGATCACGGCGGGGAACTCCACGCTGGAGGCCCGCAAGTCACCCCCGAGTAGCGCCCTGCCAATGAGCGTGGACACGGTCGCTTCGTCGTCGCCGTTGATCGGAACCAGCATCACGAGCTCGTCTCCGTAGCTGGCCCTGTCGCGCGAAATCGTCCTCGTGACGGCGTAGTCGCGCCTCCCGTCGCCGAAATCGGCGGACACCACGCGACGGACGCCCTTGTTCATTCCGCCCATCGGTCCGTCCCCCAGGCGGTTCAGCGTCGTTTGCCCTGCGTCGTCCACCAACTCGGCGAAGAGACCGAACTCGTCGTAGAAGATCCTTCCGGACTTGACCTCGGACAGCATCTCGGGCGAGGTCGGATCTATTCCTATTTTCCTCAACGCGTTTATCCTCTGGGCGACGACGGCCCTCTCGTCGGCAAACGCCGGGAACCTGTCGATTATGTCTGAGTCCGAGGCTCCGTTGATCCACATCCTCAGCGTGACGGACTCTGCAGAGGTGAGCTTGTGCCTGAGTTTCTCGGAGAGTCTCGCGATGCGCCGCCTTGCCGGTCCAGCGGAGGCGGCCAGCCTCATTGAGTGCGCCGCCGCCCGAAGAAGCACAACATCCCCGTCCATGCCGAGGATTCGCGACGCCTTGGCGACGTCTCCGCCGGCGTCCGACAGGGCGTCGAACGACCTGAAATTGAGCGACGCGTCGAGGTCGTCGTCCTGTTTTGAGTTGGCGGTTTTTATGGCGGAATTGAGGAAGTCGTCTTTTGATCCGACGACGACTCTGGCGACCTCGGCGGCCGTCTCCCGCGCCCCCTTGATCCCGTCGTTTAGCTCCTGTATTTCCGGTCCAAGATGGGACGTGCGCCTCCTGGATCCGGCGACCCGCATCGCCGTTATCTTGTTGTTGATGGAGTCACGCAGACGGATCATCGCCGCCACGCGCAATCTCTGGGGTGCGGTGAGCCCGTCCGGGCCGGAATCCCTCAGCGACTCGTAGATCTGGCTGAAGGTCGGGTCAACCTTATTTATTCTTCGCTTTCCCGGGCTTTCGGGTCTTGCGACCCGTGACGCTTTTGGGCGGTCGGCTTCTACCGCCCTGCCTCCATCGCCCCTGGCCATGCCAGCGTCGGCGTCACCTTGCACTATTCTGTTCCTGAGTTTTGCGAGAGCAAGCTGTTCCATCCTTCTCACGGCAAACCTGTCTGTGCCAAGTCGCTCGGCGGCCTCCTCGAGCATCTCGCCGTCAAGGCGCCTGCGGAGAAGGTCGGCCTCGGCGTCGGTCAGACCACTGTTTGCGTCGTCGATCGTCGCTCTGCCAACCCTGTTCGGATGGTCGACACCGAGATCTCGCAGGTACTTCTGGTGCCTCAGCTCAAGTTGACGGGCCTCCTCTCTTGAGACTCCGTGGCGACGGCCAGCCTCCTCCAACGAAAGCCTGTCGTGAGTCCTTGCCAACCAGATCTTTCTCCCAAGATCAGCGCTTTCCTCCCTCGTTCTAGGGCGACCCGCCATTCCTGCATCCCCAGGGGTTGGGTCCGTGAGGGAACGGTCTCCAGGATTCGGCAGGTCAATGTCCTCCGTCATGTCCGAGATGTCTTGTCCGCTTCTTCTTCTCCTGAGAACTTCCTCGAGCGTTTCGTCAGAATCGATTCGCACGGCGCGTCCACGGCGTCCGTTCCTGTTCGGATCGGCCATTCCGGCATCCGGTCCGTCGAGGAGCATGAGGCGTCGCATCTCGTCGAACCCGCTGTCGCGCAGACGGATCATCCTTGATTGCCTGCTCTCGCGTTTTTCGGAATCGACGCTCGCCAGCGCCTCGGCTATCTGCTTGGGCGTGCGCTTTCCGCCGCCCATGGCCGCTATGGCGAAATTGTCGTTGCTCGCCTCGCCGATCGGGACCGGTTCCCTGGGTCTCGTTGGCACCGGAACCGGAACCGGAACCGGGGTGTTCGGCCTTGCCGGTTCCCTCTCGGGTCTCGTCGGGACGGGGACTGGCGGCTTTGTCGGTTCCCTCTCGGGCCTTGACGGCTCCCTGCGCGGAGGCCTGACCGGCGGCGCCTTTGGCTTGACGGGCTCGGGGACCTCCTCGGGTTCCCTTCGCGGCACGTCGGGCACGGCGGGCATCATCCTCGGGGCGCCGAGATCCAAGTCCCCGCGTGCGGCGGGCAGATCAAAAGACGGTCTGTTGGCCGAACCGAAAGGCGTGGGGTCGGGGATGCCGCGGCCCATGTTGATGAGCGGGTTGCCCTCCAGGACCAGCCTGTCGAGGTCGGCGTCCCTCGCGGTGAGCGGGTTCATGTCCACGTTGAAACCACGGACGAATCCTCTGATGTCGGGGACGCCAAGGCTCCTTCGGGAAACGTTCCCGATCGGATTCAGGAACTTTTTCTCCATGTCCTCGGCGACCTTCTTCGCCACGAAATCCTGGGATTCCTCGTTGAGGAGGCCGAACCCCTCCAGTATGAATCCCCCGTCGGTCGGGACCACCTTGAAATTCAGCTGGTCGCCCAGGGACTTGAGTTTTACGAACGCAATCCTCGGGTCATCGCCCGGCGAGAGGGCGACGGAAGCGTCGCAACTCCCACCGTGTCCGCACCCAGGGCAGCAATGACCCTGGTGTCCGGCGTGGTGCCCGTGCTGCGCGGATATGCCGGCGGTGACTCCGCCTACGGTCTGCCCGGAAGTCGTCTGGTTTATCGGGATGTAGACGGTCTCTGGCTTCACCTGCTGAGCCGTGCCGATCATGAACTCATCCCCGTCGTAGTGGTAGGCGACCCTCATCGTCTCCGTCGACTGACCCGCGCCCATCTCGAAGATCGCTATGTCGTTGTCCGCCGTCACCAACCTCACCGGGCCGCCGAACCTCGCGGCCAACGCCCTGGTCAGCTGCGATGCCCTCCCGAACGTCTCGTTTTGCGGGGCGCTCGCGGCCGCGTAGATCGCCGCGACGTGGTTCTTGTTCTCGATCGAATCCTCGTCGTCCTTCTTCTTCTTCTTTGAGTTCTCGTATCTCTCCAGCAGACGACGACCCTTCGCCGCCAACGCGGATGCGTCCGACGCGTTCTGCGGCACCGGCTCCCCCCACGCCGCCGCCGAAAGGGCGAGTCTCGTGGGTTTTCCGTTCGGCTTCTTCATCGGACCACTCGGGTTGGTGAAGAAGCGGGTGAGGAACGAACCCTTCCTGCGCATTTTCTCCGGCGTGTCGGCCGCGCCCCTGACGCCCGGTTTCAGATTCGCACCCTCGGTGCGCTTGAAGTGGGCCCGACCGGCCGCCGTGAGTCCGCCCTTGGGATCACGCAGGGCCGGTTTGTCGGCCGCTTTTTCTTCAGGGCAACACTCGTCCTCGAGCGATTTGCCATCGACGGGCACGCAGTTGGGGACCATCCCCCCGCGCTTGCCCTTCTTCATGCCGACTTGTTTGTATCCAGGCCAGCAAGGACCCTTCCCTTCCTTGATCTGCGTCTCGGCCTCGTCGGCCTTGATCGATATCGTCCCCGTCAGCTGGTTCGCTCCGTGCAGAACCGGCGACACCTCGTAGAGCTCCACTTCCTTCAGGAGATTGGCGGTCTGAACCGGGTCGAACACCGCGTCCAGGGTCTTGTAACCGATGGACCACTCCTGCTCCATGCCGAAGAACGAAACGTTGGCGAAAGCCTCCCTGCCCTTCTCCGCCTTCAGATTGAACTGCACCCTCGCGTAGAGGCCACCTATGCCCGCCTTGCGCATCTTTGCCGGTAGGCGCGGATCGTTCGGCCCGACCTCGTAGATCTCGAGGACCTTGCCGATCGGGGAGTTCCAGTCATGGCCCCAGACGACGCGCGGCTTCCTGCGCTTGAGGGAGGACGTGAAGCACCCCGGCAGACAGATGTCACCCACGGAGTCCTTGTTGCCGACGCCGGCGACGAAGGCCTCAACGATACCCTGCGCCTCATCGACGTTGATCTGGCCGTTGAGGGACTTGTAGAGGTAGTCCTCGTCCTCAAAAACTTGTTGGTTCATCATGTCCTCGGTCAATAATAAACGACGATTCATCTCGGTGGCGCAAGGTTTAAGTATTCCGTTTATATAAACCCGTCAAGGTTTACTAAATCAGAATCCGAACCTCACCTTGCACCTGCAATTCATGGTCAGATTTATCGGGGCGGTCGGATCACCTGGGTACATGATCTGCTGCCCTGCGACAACGAACGGCTCGTAGATGGCCACGGTTTCGCCGTGGAGACCCGCGTGCTCCGGTCTCACCTTCGCATCCTTCTCGGAGACCCACGTCTTGGTCGCGGCGCCGACCGAACGACCGGCGTAGAACGATCCTGCGTTGTACGCGGCGTGCGACTCGTGCTCGGCAATCTTTCTCTTTCGCTTGCTCAGCAAATTGACGAATATCGCGAGCAGGGCGGCCTTGAGCATCCCCATTTTGTCCTCCTCCTCGCCGAGCGACATGGATATCAGCACGGCGCCTTCTATCTCCTTGGCGGTGGTGGCGTTAATCTGCTGGAATCTCTCGACTTGGTCCCTCAGGTGCTCCGCCGCCTCTTTCTCGTCTATTTCGCCCTGCATTCCGACCTCCTGGGAGACGAGCGTGGCGGCGTCGTTCATTATCCCGCTGAGGATCGGGCGCATGTCCTCGGCCAGCTGCTTGTCCCATATCCTCTGGTCGAAGATGCTCTCGTAGTCGAGGCTCCCCGCCTCCAGCGCCTTCCTGGATTTTGAGCCGGCGGCCTTCTCGAGTATCACCCTCTGCTGACGCTCCACGAAACGCTCGAGCGAGGAGTCCAGTATCTCGGTCCACCTGTCAAGCGAGTTCTCCGCCTTCTCGTCCCACTCGTCCCAGAGCGATTTGGTGGTCACCTGGTTCCCGAACGCCGACGCCTGTCCCATCTGCCCGGCTTGCGCGGCCGCGACATCCTCCGCCTGCAGCGCCGCCGTCATGCCCTCCTGCGGGGCGGGTGCGACGCCCTCGACTGCCGGGGCGCCGGGAACCGGCGGAATTTGCCCCATGCCGGGAATCATCGGTCCGCCTGGTGCCCCTGCGGGCGCAGGCGCGCCGCCCATCCCCGGAATGCCCATCTGCTGCTGGACGAACTTCTTGTTCGTGTACCCGATCGGCGTCAGGTTCGGGTTGGCGAGCATGGCGTTCATCAGCTCGGAGTCGATCACCTTGCGCCCCGCGCCCTCCCTGTACTCGTTGCCGCTGATCAGGCCGGTCTGGTACTCGCTCATCAGGTACCTGTCTCGCTCCTGTTTGTAGAGCACCAGGACGGGGACGTCGGTAACGTCGAAGTCGATGTAGTACTCGTCGTCGAGCTCGTCGAGGGCGCGAGCGATCGTCTCGAGGTGCGGGAGCATCGTCTCGTTCCAGAAGACCTTGTGCTCCTCGGCGGCGTTGGCGAACGTCCGGCCGGCGGCGTTGCCGATCACGGACTCGGGGACTCCGAAGGCGGCGAGAATCTCCTCCTTCTGTATCTGGCGCATCTGCACGTAGTTCGCGTCCCTCGGGCTCTGTCCGGTGTCCACGAAGTCGACGCCCTCGTCCGAGGACAACACGGTCACGGCCCCAGCCCTCGCGACGTTGCCCCTGAACCGGTTGCGCAACTCGTCCTTGTCGTCGTCGTCTATCTCGCCCCTGACGACCAGCAGGCCGCCCGGCCTACCGTCGTTGAGCAGGAAGTTCCTGTTGTAGAGCTTGGAGAGATTCTCTATCTCTATGGCTATGCCGGCGGACTCCATGGGCGTCAGCGACAGGTACGGGTCGAGAGGGTGCGGCTTCCTGATCCAAACCACGTCGTCCGGTTTCAGCGTCACCTTGGTTCCGTTGCGCATGTCCACCTCGAAGCCGGACACGAACTTCTTCGGGTCGGGTATCGGGGCGGTGTGCTGGGGTGGCAGCAACTGGAGGGCGATCAACTCGCCGTTGCGCCCCCTGATCTTCTCGATGAAGGCCCCGCGCGACGACATGAGCAGTTGCGACGACAACCTGTAGCGGAACACGAACGAGTTCTCCCCCATGTTCGCCTTGGTGTTGAAGATGTCCAGTATCTTCCTGTCCGTCTTCCTGACCACCCTCCCCGATGGGTTGTTGTCCTCCCGCAGGATCATGGGCAGGCGAGATTGGTTCCCGGAAATCGCGTCGATGCAACGATTCACCCAGGTGACCTTCTGGAATCCCTCGCGGTATGCGCGCTCGATGTCCCACGAGTCCCTGTACGGCCTGCCGACCTGCGATGGGTTGTAGGCCACCGGGGCGCCAGGATTCAGCGCCTTTGTCCCGTCGGTTCCGAGGTTCTTGTTGGTTCGGGAGTTCCACGCCATTTTCTACGATTACTCCTTGCCGAGCAGATAGCCGACCGCCCCCGCAGTGACCCCGAATACGATGAGGCCGAGCGGTGGGTTGATCAAGAAGGTTCCTATTGCCGTAAACAGTATAAATGAAGACATCAGCAAGTTAGCGACTGATTGTCTCGTGGCCATCTTCTGAAGAGCTACTTGGAATTTGTTCATGGCGGATTTACGTCCTGGAATTTGTGCCGACACCTATAATGTAGTACCCGGACGAGCTCGGAGCGATGATGGAAGAAGTCAATTGGGAGAAGGTGCTGGAGTGGCTCCAGCCGATAAAACCCATGTTCTGCCCTGAGGAGCCTTCGCTGACGCAGAAGGTTTTCCTCAGGACCAACTGCCTCGAGGGGCTCTTCGGGGGCGCGGCGGGAGGCGGCAAATCATCCGCGCTGCTGATGTCGGCCATGCAATACCTCGACGTGCCCGGCTACTCGGCGATCCTGTTCAGGCGGACCTTCGCCGACCTGTCGCTTCCGGGGGCGCTCATGGACAGGTTCCGTGGCTGGATAGCCGCGCACGACAACGTGCACTGGAACAACAACACCTACGTGGCCACCTTCCCGTCGGGGGCGAGAATATCGTTCGGATACCTCAACAACCAGAACGATTACCTGCGATACAAAGGCTCGGAGTTCCAGTTCATAGGCATGGACGAGGTCACCGAGATAAGGGAGAACGACTACCGCTACCTGTTCTCCCGTCTCAGGAGACCGTCAACGGGCCCCCTCTCCCTGGTGCCGTTGAGGATGAGGGCGGCCTCCAACCCCGCCCCCAACTGGGTGAGACAGAGGTTCATCGTCGAGGGGACGGATGCGGGGAGGGTGTTCGTGCCCTCGAAGCTGACCGACAACCCGGGGATTGACGCCGACTCCTATCGCATAGCCCTCGCCGCGCTGGACCCGCTCGAGAGGAGAAGGCTGGAGGAAGGCGACTGGTGGGCGACGACGCTCGGAACGATGTTCGACAGGACGTCGTTCGTGGTGATTGACTCCAGCGAGGTCCCCAAGATGGGCCCGACGGCGAGGGCCGTGAGATTTTGGGACTTGGCCGCGACCGAGCCGAGCGGATCGAACCCCGACCCGGACTGGACTGTCGGAACCCTCATGCTATTCGAGGACGGGGTCGCCTACGTGCTCGACGTGAAGAGGGCGAGGGTGAAGGGCGACAAGGTTGAGCAGCTGGTTGCGCAAACCGCCTCCGAGGACGGGCCCGCCGTGTCCGTTCGAATGGAGCAGGAGCCGGGTTCCTCCGGCAAGGCGCTCGTCGACCAGTACTCGAGGTACGTCGTTCCAGGGTACGACTTCATGGGAATAAGGTCCACCGGGGACAAGGTGACGAGGGCGAGACCGTTCTCCGCCGCCGCCGCCAACGGGAACGTCAGGGTCATCAGGGCGCCCTGGATGACCGACTGGCTTGACGAGTTCTCGTCCTTTCCCGAGGCCAAGGTTCACGACGACCAGGTTGACTCCGCCGTCGGCGCATACATGTTCCTGGCAGGTTTGGGCTTGCCATTTAGGAGGGCCGCCACTATCCTCGTGTGAACTACCTAGCGAGGAGTAAGTAACACATGCCCAACGAGACCAGCAAGATTGCGTCGCTCGTGAACGAGGTCATCGGCAGGCTGATGGCGATAGACGCGGAGACGAAGAGCCTGGCCAACGATTCCGTGACCGTTGAATCGGCGTGCTCGGACCTGTCCGAGCTCAACCGCCTCAAGCTCGAGGTGTCGGTGCTGTACGACTCCTCGGTGGCGATAGTCGCCGAAAAGATGGCCGACCTCCCCGAGATCGTCCTCGCCGACGGAACGAAGCTCGAGAAGAAGACCTCCTACGACAGGAAGTCGTGGAAGCACGACGAGCTCGCCGACGTGGTGTCGAGGCGAATCGTCCAACTCTCCACGGACCTCGACACGGGCGAGGTCGCGGCGACGCCCGAAACGGTCGGCAGGGAAATGCTGAAGTACCTGCAGCCGTCGTACTGGAGGGTGAAGGCGCTCTCGGGGATCGGCGTGACCGCAGACGAGTACTGCGAGGTGTCCGAGGAAAGCAAAACCAGCGTCATCGTCAGGAGGCCAAAGGAATGAACGGGCAAAGCAGCAATCTGTACAACGCCCTCGCGGAGAACTTCCCGCAGGAGATGGAGAGGACCGTCACCAAGGGTGGCACGGCGCTCACCTACATCCCCGTGAGCGAGGTGATCAACAGGCTCAACAAGGTTCTCGGCGTCGATAAATGGTCTTTTACGATCGTTCGTTGCGAGCGAGACGCCGCCGATCCCGACTTCGTCGTCGCTCACGTTCGCATCGAGTATTTCATGACGGAGTTCCAGACGATCTCGCGCGACGGGTTCGGCGGGCAAAAGATCAAGCGAACCAAGCAGGGGCAGATTTTGGACCTGGGCGACGAATTCAAGGGCGCCATCTCCGACGCCCTGAAAAAAGCCGCTCAAACCCTCGGCGTCGGTTTGTATCTGGCCCGCAGCGACGACGCCATCGAGGCCGAGCAATACATTGAGGCGGAATCCGTCCAGGACAACAAAGTTTCCCTGTGGAACTCCTTCGTTTCCCTTGCGAAAAACCTCGACGCCGACCAAAAGAACAAGATGCGCGAGCGTTGGAACGAGCGGACGAAGGGGGAGCCCGTGCCGAAGTCGATCGACTCGGTGTCGGTGGATGACCTCGAGTTCATCGTCGCCGAGGTGAATCGCATCAAGTCCGAGTAGGGCCCCGTGTCGGACCCTCTCCCATACGTGCTACCCGAGTACGTCTCGCCATCGTCGCTGGCGACGTATTCGCAGTGTCCGCTGAAGTACAAGTACTCCCGCGTCAACCAGATGCAGGAGCCCCCGACGCAGGCGACCCTGCTGGGGAACTTCGTCCACGACGTCCTTGAGTCGTTCTACGGGTCGCTGGACCCCGATCAGAGGACCGCGACATCGCTCAGGTCGCTCAGCACGTCCGTGTGGTCCGAGGGAAAGTGGGCGGACCGGATAAAGGGCGTCGTGCCCGAGAGGGAAGCCCAAAAATTCAGGTGGTCGGCGTGGTGGTGCCTGGAGAACATATTCAGGGTCGAGCAGCCATCGGACATAACGGTCGGCGGCGTGGAAACGGAGCTTGACGGCAAGGTGGGTGGCGTCAGGGTGAAGGGCTTCATCGACAGGTGGTTCGTCGACGACGGGATGGTTCGCATATCCGACTACAAGACCGGCAAGACGCCGCGCGAGCCGTACGTCGACGACAAGTTCATACAGCTGATGATCTACGCGACGCTACTCTCGGAGGCGTCCGAGCACCCGATCGGCTCGGTAGAGCTCCTGTACCTCAAGGACGGCAAGCGGTTCATCAGGCTCGTGAACCAATCGAAACTGGACGAAGTGCACAGGCTCATAACCGAGACCTACGACGCCATCGTCGCGTCGTTCAACGACAACAACTGGCCGGCGAAACCGACGAAGCTTTGCAACTGGTGCTTCTTCAAGGATACGATATGCGAGTATTGGAAGAAGGAAAAAAAATGAACCATTACATAAGCGACGACGCCTTCGCGCACATGGTGGCGCAGGAAGTCAAGAACAAGGCGTCGGACGAGCACAAGCAGTTCCTCTGCCAGTCGCAGAACCTGGACAGGTGGATGAGGGCGCTCAACGCCCTGCTGGACAACTTGAACCGGCAGATCGAGGGCCTGACGCAGGACATGATCGCCGACGACAAGAGGTACCTGAGCCTCGGCGAGGACGGCGTGAGGCTGGGGGTGGAGGCGAAGATGTACTACGAGAGCAAAATCGCCAAGGCCGATCGCTTCAAGTTCTACGTCGTCAAGCGCGTCTCCGACGTCGCCGGCATGATCTCGCTGCAAAGGGCGACCGGCGCCGACCGGGAGAATCTCTACGAGATGTGCCGTGACGCCATAGAGGCCCACAGGACGTATCTTTTGAGGTATGACATTGAGACGACGCCGGCCGATGAAGCGCTCTACAAAGCGCTCAACGGAGTCTGGGCGTTCGAAAGACTCGGCGCCCCCGAAGAAGAGAACAAAACTCAGGAGTCGCTCCAAAAAAACTGAGTCGATCTACGTCGAGCGACGGGCCGTCGTCCGAAGGATTCTGACGGAGAGAAAATGGTGCGAGGCGTGCCCCGTGTTCGCCAGGGATGACGGCAGGATCACGTACATCCGCAAACCAGCGCAGGACGTCCACGAGCTCGTGCGCAGATCGCAGGGAGGCTCGATACTCGAAGAGAAAAATCTCATGGCCGTGTGCAGGCCGTGTCACGAAAGAATCGGAAAATATCCGCAAAAAGCCTTTGAATTGGGTCTTTCGGTTGAGAGCTGGAAAAAAACGTAATCGCATAACTATTACCCTTTTCAGTATTAGCTATGAAGATACAATCGTGGCAGGTAACTCGACAAGGGAGGGGGTGATCCGTTCTGGCGGTTGAATCCGCGACGGGTTAGGCCCCCATCGGGCGCCGCGTCCCCGGGGAGTGCAGGCCCCGGGGACAGCCCGCCAAGCGCGGTAGTTTTCGTTCGTGACAAAAGAAATAATCTTCATGGGGCTGGATTTGTCCCTCTCGTCCACGGGGTGGTCGGTGCGAGATTCCCGGGGCGCAATAATCCCGAAGAGCAGGGGCACGCAGAGGCTCATCGACATATCAACCGCCGTGATGGAGCTCGTCCGTTTTCACCGCGTGACCGCGGTCGTCCTGGAGGGCTACGCGTTCGCCGCTCGTTCGGGCCAGGCGTTCTCAATCGGCGAGCTCGGCGGGGTCGTGAGGTACGTCCTCTGCTCCGCCAACATACCTTTCGTCGAGGTGGCGCCGACGACGAGGGCCAAATTTGCCACGGGAAAGGGCAACTCCTCAAAGAGCGAGGTCGTTTCCGCCGTCTCGGCCAGGACGGGGATTGCGTGGGTCGGTCCCGGCGCCGACGACATGTGCGACGCATGGATACTGGAGGAAATGGCATTGATTAGGCAGGGCGAAGCAAGATACGATTGGCCCGAGGCAAGCCGAGCCGTCGCCGACGGAGTCGACTGGTCGCCCGTTGACAACTACGAAGGAAGGTGCAGTGACTCGCAGTACCCCGATTAGTCAGGTTGAGGTTGAGGAGGAGCTGTTGCGCCTCATGGATTTGCTCGAGAGCGAGACCGAGGCGTTCGAGACCCTATCCACCGACGCCGCCAAGAAGGAGGCGAAGTACAAGGCCGACTGGGCCAAGTCCTATCTCGCAGCCAAGGGCTCAATCAAGGAGCGCGAGGCCTGGGCCGACTACCAAATGAACGACGAGAACTACGACTACAAGATCTCCGAGGCGCTGGTCAAAGCGAAGAGAGAGAAGCTTTTGTCTTTGAGGACGTCCATTGACGCGCTGAGGACACTGAACGCAAACGTGAGGGCCCAGGTGTGAGCGACGGGTCGAGCGGCGCAGGGGAAATACATTCCTCGATAGCCGGGCTGGCGATGGACATTGACCTCCTCAAGCCGCTGGAGAAAAACCCGCGCATCGGCAACGTCGAGTCAATCGTCGCATCTTACAGGGAGTTCGGGCAGATAAAACCAATAGTCGTGATGCCGTCAAGCGACGGCAAGTTCTCCGTCATAGCCGGCAACCACCAGCTGATAGCGGCGAAGAAACTCGGATGGACAAAAATAGCGGCGATCGTCTACGACGTGGACGAGAACCGTGGCCACGCCTTCGCGCTCGCCGACAACAGGACGACCGAGCTCGGCAACACAGACCAGCAGGTCGTGCTCGACCTCATGTCGGAGATCTCCTCCGAGTATCAGGACCTGCTGCTCGGCCTCGGTTGGGACGAGTTCGAGATCGCCTCGCTGACAACGGACATCATCGTCAACGACAGAAACGACAACAGGGGAGGCTACACGCCCGCGGTGATAGTCAACCCGTTCCAGGTCGCAGACGACGAACGGATCGTCGAGACGAAAAACGAAAATGACGAAATTGACTACGTCGCGACGGACTCGGTCGACAAGGAGGAGGCGATCACGAGGGGGAGCACGGCGGTCGGCGTCAGGGGCGGGGAGAGGGCGATAGTGCAGTACACGCTCGTGTTCGACAACGCCGTTCAGCAGAAGAGATGGTACGACTTCATCAGGTACCTCAGGAACGATCCCGCGTACGTCGGGGAGACGACGGCGTCAAAGTTGATCGACTTCATAGACACCAACGCCGAGTTCTGATGCCGCGAAAACGCCTTTATCTCGACATGAGCTGCGTGGACGCGGCCAGAAAAAGGATAAGGCACGTCTACGACACCTTCGACACGGTGTGCGTCCAATTTTCCGGCGGCAAGGACTCGACGGCGGTGCTTTATTTGGCGAAAGAAGTTCACGAGGAGAGGGGGTTGGGGCCGGTCAAGACGATCTTCAGGGACGACGAGGTAGTGAGCCCGATGGTCATTGATTTCGTGGAGGAGGTTCGGGATTACGACTGGGTAGACATGGAGTGGTACTGCCTGTCGGTCGGGATGGAAGTTTGGTCGATGGGCAAGCGAACGACCGAGATGGCCTGGTCAAAGCAACGAGAGGACGAGGGCAGGCTCGTTCGCCCGATGCCGCCCTTCGCCATAAACGCCGAGTCCTTCGGTCTTAGCAGAGAAGAGGACATGGGCGACATGGACCACTGGACAATGCAGGGAAAAAAGGGTCGCACGGCGTTCATAACGGGGGTGCGGGCCAACGAATCGATGGTCAGGTACAGATCCCTCGTGCAGAAGTTGCACGAGAATTACATCGTGGTGCCGTACAGGGCCCCGAGGAACCTCCCGCTGAGGTTGGCGAAGGTCATTTACGACTGGACGACCGACGACGTCCTCAAGTTCATCGTGGATGAGCACGGCGCGAGATACTGCGAGTACTACGACGTCGCCGCGATGACCGGGTCCAACACACGCGTCGGGTCGCCGCTCTACTCCACCGCCGCCAGGAGGATGAAGGATCTCCTGGCCACCGAGCCTTTCTTCTTCGACCAACTCCAAAGGGTCTGGCCGATGATCGACGCCCAGAGGAGGCTCTGGGTCGACTACGACGTGGAGAAATTGATCATGGATTACTCCAGGTACGGATGGGACGGCGTCAGGGCGTGCATAGACGACAACATGATCGACGAATCACACAGACAGTACGCCATGGCGTACTGCGCCAAGTTCAGGATGAAGATGAACAACGACCCCAAAAGCTACCCAATTCATTGGTTGATCAGGATTTTGCTGCTGAACGAATTCGCCGCCGTCTCGCCCACTCCGATGGGCCCGGGCACAAAGGCGTACGGGATATCCATGAGGGAAAACGAGGAGGGCGAAAGTGACCGGTAACAACACGAGACTGGTGGACGTGGACGAGCTTCAAGCGTCTGAGTGGAGGTCAACGTACATAGTGAAACCGGACCTGAGGCTTCTCGCCACTTCATTGAGTCGGTACGGATGGCTGCACCCGATCGTCGCCTTCGGCAGCGAGGGGCTGCGAATCGTCGACGGGCACGAGAGGGTCGCCCTGGCCTCCGCCAACAGGAATTTGCTCGTGGACGCGCGCTTCGTCCCGACCGTGGTCCTGCCGAACATCTCGGAAATAGAGGCGATGGTCATGCACGTGACGCTGAACAGGGCGAGGGGGGAGATATTGAACGCGAGGCTGTCGAGACTCGTCAGGACGATAATCAGTTCCGGGGTGTACGACGCCAACTCGCTGATGTCAACGCTGGGAATGACCGCGGAAGAATTCCAAGTCCTCATAGACGGCTCCTTGATAAAGATGAGGAAGGTCTCCGACCACACCTACTCGAGGGCGTGGGTCCCGATAGAGGCCAAGCAGGACGAACGGCCGAAGATCGAGAGACCGCCGAACGCCGACGGATGATCCTCCCTGTCCGGGGGCGAGTACGTTGTAAAATTCTCGTAGTCGCATAACCGGAGGTCGCAATGGCGCCAAAACTCGTTCTTTGGGCTGGCAGTCCGACGGCCCAGAGACAACTTGCGCAGATGATGCGAAGGGTGCTCGCCGAAATGAGGGCGAACGGCGTCATCCTCCCGTCAACTTTGCCGGACCCCTTCCCAATGCCACCGGTGAGGGCGGACGACACCCCGTCAACTTACGCGCCCCGGGCGGCCGAGGCGGTCATCCCCGAGCCGGCCACGCCCGCGGAGCAAACGGCTAGGCCCGGATTGATACGCAGGGCAATACGGTCCATCACCAACAGGTTGGCAGATGCGCTGTCCGCAGCCGGCAGGAGAAACCGCGGCGGGACAACCGGCAACGCCGCCAGGGAAGCTCTGAGGCGCCTGCGCGGCAGAGAGTAAGAGGCTGAGATGTTGGTTTCGGTCGCCGAGCTGAGAACTTTCATGGACATCAGCCTGACGAACAGGCAGACCGACGCCGCGGAGATGATCCTCGAGGGCCTGCAGGGCGAGCTAGAGGTGTACCTCGGTCGCCCGGTGTCCGTGGACGAGTTCGTCGAGGACCACGTTACTTCGTCGTACGAGTTCGGCGTTCCGAGCGAGTCCGGGTACATGTACGACAGGAGTCTCGACACAACGAACGATCCGATCCGTCACATGGTCGGGGGTCCGATAATGATCGCCCTGCGGAACACCCCGGTCGTTTCTGTGACGCGCGTCGGCATCCGCAACTCGTCAATGGAACCCAGGAACCTGGGCGAGGCGATGCGAAGGAACGCCACGATCACCGGTGCATCTGTCAGCGGGGCGAACGTCGTCTACGTCGCCAACAACGACTTCGTGGTCGGCCAGTACCTCAGGATCCACGGGGCGAGCCCGAGCAATTTCAACCTGCAGAACAAGCAGATACTCTCCGTCACCGAAACGACCTTCACCGTTAAGCACGACGTGTCAGGACAGACCTACGCCAGCGGCGGCTCCGCCGAGGCGACCGGCTCCGACTACAAGGTCCTTCCGTGGGGTCTGGAGGTGTACGCAGCCTTCCCCAACGACGTGCTCACGGTCGAGTACTCGGGCGGCCTCGACGGGTCGCAGCTCAAGGTCCTGAAGCTCATGATCCTGAGGGCCGCGACCAGGGAGATGCAGAACATGCACGACGACACCGTTGGCGTGAAGGACCTGACCACGCGCGGGGTGTCAACCCTTGAGACGGGATTCCTCGAGAAGGAACTCATGGCGCTCAAGAGCCTGAAGCGCAGGAGGATCGCCAGATAATGCAGGACGAACTGTTTCCCGAGAGAAGGCAGATAAAAAGGACTCGCAAGAGCACCGGAGATAAGGTAAGGGCGGCGGCCCCGATCGACACGACCGGCCGCGACTTCGTCCGGACCTCCGGCTCCAGGGGCAAGGGGGTCAGTCTCGGCATAGACGTAAAGGTCAACCACAAGAGCTACCTCAGGACCGTCGCCGCCGTGAAAAGGCTCGAGAGCAAAATACACAGGATGGGCGACGGCATGGGTGACCGAGCGGAGGGAGCCACGCACTTCGCGGGCACCTACTCCCTGTTGTCGACGATTTACGGTCGCGCCAAGGTGTGCATTCCGCCGGCGGTCGCCGTTCTCAAACCGATGGTCGCGGCGATGTTCGCGGAGAACTTCACCAGCAACGGCCTGCCATCGGGGGGGTGGGCCCCGTTGAGTCCCTCGTACGGAGCCTGGAAGGCGCTGAGATACCCCGGCAAGCCCACGATGCAGAGGACCGGAAATTTGTTCCAGAGTCTCACCGTCGGACTCAGGGAAGACAAAATAACGAACGACTCCGTAGAGTTCGGCAACAAGGTCAGGTACTCGACGTGGCACCAGTACGGGACGACGAGGATGCCGATGCGCAGGCTCGTGTTCGAGAGACCCGGCTTCGCCGCCGCCGCAGCGGGAGTCGTGGCGAAGATATCCGTCGGCAGGTCCGCGGTTGGGTTTGATCTCAGGTGAGCCCCGTCCCGGTCGGAAATTTCGAGGCGATGTACGGGCCTCAGTTCGCAAAGCAGTTCGTCAACGACTACCTGAAGGTGGAGGTTCCGAAGAGGCTCGTGAAGTACAGGAACTACTGGGGGGCTTCGAACGACGAAATTCCCGACCCGGCCGAGTACCTGGACTACGAACCGGCGACGATGGACGTCTGGCCGACGATAATCACCGTCTCGTTATCCGGTCGCGGTTTCACGAGGGTGGGTCACATGAGACACGGAGACCCGGAGTACGAGGTTTCCTACAACATGAGGACCTACGCATGGGCGCGCACGGAGGGGGAGAAATCCGTGACCACGATGAGGGACAGGCTGATAGTGGTCGTCAGGTCGGCGCTGATGGATCACCCGTGCCTGAAAAGACGCAACCCGGACCGACAGGCGAGGGTCGAGGAGTCGACCATAACGGAGGAGTACTCGGAGCTCACGCTCCTCAAGGGGGACAGGTACCTGGCGGGCGCCTACGTCGGCTACGAACTCAAGATAGAGGAGCCGATAGTCCGAGAGAAGCTCGCAGACTTCCAAGAGTTTGACTTGGGTGTTGACAGTGTAAAATTGGAGGACGGAATTCCCGACCCGGAGGACTAAATGAAAAAATTCATCTTGCTAAACGATGCGGACGGTGACAGCCTCCCCGCCGAACCAGGCCATGTGCTGGTGATCAACCGCACTTCTACGGCGGTGCTCGCCAGCGACGATGGCGACTGGCTCCTGCCCGGGGATAGGGCATACGTCGTCAAATCGTGCAGCTCCGTCAAAAAGGCCATCTCCAGGGGTTCTCTCCTAGAATTGAACGGCGCACAAACGGGCGAGGGCGGAAACGAGACGCCCAAGAAGAAGGCTGCCCCAAAATCCAAGCCCTCGGAAGAGGCCTCTGTTGCCCCCGTCGTTTCTGACAAGCGGCCAGCAGTTGAGTCGCCGCGAAAGGCAGCGGCGACAGGCGAGGCACTGGATAAACCAACCTCTTCAGAAATCGGAGTCGATTCCCCGTCGGACGCGGTCCGGCCAGCGGCGCCCAGCGACCATAAAAATGGCTAATTTCAAAACGTGTAACTTACAAAGCAGTCCGAATGCTATTATTCGTAGTGAACAAAACCCCCGCATCGGAGGATCGTAAATGCCTGGAGTAATCCTAACGACATCGGTAGTCACCGGTCCGTCAACGCTGACAATCTCGCCAACTTCAACGCTCTTCGTCGCCGGTGTGACAACCCGCGGACCAGAGGGATCTGCGTTCCTGGTTCAGAGCCTCGACCAATTCGAGGACATCTACGGGGGCTACACATCTAGTGGATACGTCCACCAAACGCTCCAGACCTTCTTCGAGGAGGGAGGCTCAAGGGCCTACGTTTCGAGGGCGATCGGGTCACTCGCGGCGGCCGCGACGGCAAATCTGAACAACGCCGCGTCAACGCCCGCGGCCGTCATCACCCTCACCGCATCGGGCGAGGGAACCTGGGCCAACGACCAGCTCACGGCCGAGGTGACGCAGCCGACGGTCGGCTCGACTTTCAGGATCAGGATCCTGCTCGACGACGTGGTCGTCTACTCGACCCCGGTGCTCACGAACAAAGAGGACGCGGTCGAGGAGATCAACAACAGCGCCGTGGCCTCGCTCTACGTGACGGCGGCTGCCGGTGTCGGAACGGGAATTCCAGCCGTGGCGGCGGAAGTGTCGTTCTCGGGTGGTGTCCCGGGTAATGCGCCAACCTCGGCGCAATACGTGGCGGCGCTCGACGCATTCACCAACACGCTCGGCACCGGATCGGTCTGCCTGCCCGGTCTGTATGGCACGACCATCTGGGAGGGACTCACCGATCACGCCGTGGAAACCCACAGGATCGCCCTCCTCGGATTCGACAGGGAAAACACCGTTGCGGAATCGGTGACGGAAGCAACCGAGCACAGCGAGTACGAGGGCGCCGAACACGCCGCCTTCTACTACCCGTGGGTCAAGATCACGAGGAACGGCCTCGTCCTCTCCGTCCCGTGCGAGGGTTTCGTCGCCGCGAAGAGGGCGAAGCTGCACAACGAGCTCGGCCCGTGGACCGCGTACGCCGGATCGCTGACCAACTCATCCTTCGCCCTCGGGACGTATCACACGGTCACCGGGGCGGAATCCAACACGCTCAACGACGGCTTCGTGAACCCGATCAGGGTCATCGGAGACGACGTCAGGATCTACGGTGCGAGGTCGGCCTCCGCCGACACGGAAAACTTCAGGTTCATCACGGCCAGGGAGGTACTGAACTACATCACCTCGCAGGCCGAGGAGAGACTGGAGCGACTCGTGTTCAGCGTCATCGACGGCCGCGGATCGTTGTTCGCCGAGGTGGAGTCGGTGCTCTACGGCATCCTCGACCCGCTGGCGACGGCAGGCGCGCTGTTCCCCAAGTTCCTCGCCTCCGGCAAGCAACTGGACCCGGGCTACAAGGTGACGGTCAACGCGCAACTGAACCCAGTCACCCAACTCGCCACCGGGACGGTCAAGGCGAGGGTCGGAGTCAGGATCTCGTCCATCGGTGAGACGATCGAGGTCGAGATTTCCAAGTCCAACATCACGTCATCACTAGCCTAGTCGGAGGACTAAATCATGGCAAAATACACGCAACGACAGATACTGGCGAAGCTTGAGCCGATCGGCACGATCGCCCCGGCATTCCAGAACTTCTTTGCCCAAGTGTCCGGCGGTGAGATCACGGCCGCCGTGGAGAAGATCTACGTGGGACAGGGCAAGTTCCCCGAACTCCTCTGCGCCCCATCCGAGGTCGGGGACATCACCCTGACGAGGCACTACGACGACGCGGACAGGGTGCACCTGAACGTCGCCCGCCAGCACATAGGCAGGATCTTCTACAACATCTACATCCACAAGGTCAACTGCGACCTCGAGGAGCAGAAGGCCGACAGGCAGTACAACAACGCCCTTCTCGTCGGGCTCACCGAGCCGGACGGCGACGCGTCGTCGGGGGCGCCGGCCACCTACGCCATGACCTTCGCCATCCAGGGCGGACCCGTTCCGCTGAACATCCAGGCGTAGGCGTTCCCCGGTTCAATTACCCTAGATAATAAAGCAGCCCCGTAAATCGTCGGGGGGTTGCGCCGCCAACGGATCCGACGCGCTAGGTTGTCGTCATGGACGAAAACACACCAAAAATCACACCACAAGTCACCGCGGGCAAGGCCGAAGAGCCGACCCTGCTGGACCAGCTCAAGGCGGTCATCGCGAAGAAGGTCGAGAGACCCAACGTGTTCATCGAGGTGCCGGAGCGACCGGGGGTCAAGCTCCTCGTCAGCCCAAACCTCACGCAGGCGCAGATCCGCAACTGGCAGAAGCAGTGCGGCAGCGAGACGCAAAAGGGTCTTGACTCAACCAAGTTCGCATGCACCGTCGTCGGTCACGCGACCAAGGGCGTCTTCTTCCAGGGCCAGGAGGTCCTCGACGACTCGTGGCCGGTCGGGTTCGCATCCAAGCCGATACTCGACATGACCGGCACAGACAGGGCGATCCCTGACGCGGTGCAGAAATTCTTCGGAATCGACGCGCACGTCGAGGCCGCCGCGCTGGCGATCATCGACGCCTGCGGGTTCGGCGACACGATCCAGGCCGAGGCAACGGAAAACCCTACGAAGAACTAATCGAGGAGTTGTCGGAAGACAACCGCGTAATGGCCGCCGCTCGATTAGGAGAGCTCTGGGGGACCGACCCGGTCAGGTTGCTCGACTCGCCGCTGGACGAGTGGGTCGTGAGGTACGCCTGTGCTAAAGTTATATCTGCGGACCGCGAGAGGGAACGAAAAGAAGCGGAGAACTCTGGCTAGTCCGGGAAGCCCGATTGCTGGGAGCCGATCTTGCCCGACGAAATAGTCACAATACGCATAGATTTCGAGGCCAACAGGCGCGACATGGCGCAGGTCATCGGCGAGCTCACCGCCTTCGAGGCCGCCGTGGAAAGGGCCAACGACGCGACCGGCGGGTTGAACACAACAACCAGAAGGTTCGAGAGGACGGCGCGCAGCGCGGACGAGCCGTTGGCGGCCATGAAGAAGCGCTTCACCCACCTCGAGCAATCCGGCAGGAGGTTCTCAAGGCAACTGTCCGTCAAGGACAAGCTGATGAAGGGGTTCGCCAAGTCCTCGCGCTTCCTGCTCATACAGCTGATAGCCCTGGTCGCCGAGTTCGTGATAACCGCGGCGACGCTCGCATCGGTCAACCTCGCCTTCAAGCTCGGTCGGTACGCGGTCAAGGGGTACAACATAACCCTCGGCCTCACAGGCGCGGCGCTTGCCACAGTCGCCGTGGCGGCGGGCGCCGCGGCGGCGGCCTTCAAGGAGTTCAACGCGGCCGGCGCGGCGTGGCAGTACAAGGGCGCGACGATCTACGGCGACGCCACGAACGCGGCTGGAGCGGCCATGAGGAACCTCACGGCGGACACGACGCTGGCGACGATGGGCGTAGCACAACTGACCCAGGCATACAAGGCGATGTCGCAGCAGGGGAGGATCACCGCCGCGCAGACCAAGGCCATATCGGGGTCCATGGACTTCACCGCCAGGTCCGGGGACGTCGGCAAGTCGTTCCAGGCGATGGCGAACTTCGTCGCGATACTGCAGAAGGAGGGCAAGGTAACCGGCAAGGCGAGCACGGCCGCGACCGGGGTCAGCAAGGAGTTCGCCGAGGCGATAAAGAAGTCGAAGAAGAAGGACGCCAAGAGCATCCTCGCGTCGATGGCTAGCGGCGCCCTGGCCGACCAGGCCGGAGTCAAGGGCGAGTTCGGGTCGATCAAGGGAACCCTCGTGTCGCAGTTCAAGCAGATAACGGTCGCCCTGTCGCAGGACCTCGCGGACTTCGGCGCGCAGTTCCTCAACGACGTCAAGCGGGTGGTGGACGGTCTCTTCAAGAACGTGCGAAACGTCTTCCAGAGGCTCGCGCCTGAGTTCTCTGCGTTCGGCAAGAACAAGTTGTTCCCCGCGATAACGACGATAGGAAACGCGCTCGAGCGATTCTCGGTGACGCTGGTCAGGAAATACCTGCCGATGCTGAACGGAGCCTCCGACTGGTTCAAGAGGACCGTCACCTCGTTCACCAGGGCGTTCAACGAGTTCAAGCAGTCGCTCGAGAAGTTCAGGGCCGGCTCAAAGATAATCACCGACACCTTCAAGGGCCCGATATTCGCCATATTCAAAGTGTTCGGCAGGAACGCCGAGTCCCTCGGCTACCTCGCGGAGGACAACGAGGAGCAGTTCAACGCCTGGGGCGACGCGCTGGAGAGGCTCGTCTTCGCCATCGGGGACTGGTTCGCCGCCCTCAAGGTCGCCTTCACCGAGGCGCTGCCGGTGCTGACCTCGGTCGTCAACATCCTTGCATCGCTCATCGAGAAGATCTCGGGTGTCGTCAAGGGGATAGGAACCCTGAGGCTCGGGGGCGGGGAGGGGTTCCTCGGCTTCGGCGGATCCGGCGGCGGACCCAGCGGGACCGTCGGCGGCGGCCTGGGACCGGGCGTCGCCTCGATGGTCTCGATGGGCCTGATGTTCGCGGCGTTCAAGGGTCGCAGGGCCTACCGTCGCGGCGGGAACATCGGTTCGCTCAAGGAGCTCGCCGACCCGTCGTCCATGCTCGCGGCGCGGGCCTACTCGGGGAGGAACATCGGCTTCAGCGAGAGGTTGTTCGGCGGCATACCCGCCATACTCAGCCCGTCCCGCTACAGGGGCATGTTCTCCCGCGGCGGGGCCATGGGGGGGAGAATGACCCCCGGGGAGCTGGCAGCTGCGAGGGCCGTCATAATCTCGCGGAACATGAGGGGTCGCACCGTCCACGGCACGGACGAAGAGGCGATGATGAGGCAGATGACCGGGCAAGGAGCGGTGAGCGGCGCCTTCGGGATGGGGATCGGCGGGGACAGGCAGGTCTACGACTCCACGGGCCAGAGGATCGGCTTCAACAGCCTGGGCGAGTACTCGCAATACCAGCTCCGCGCCGGCAGTCGTCTCGCGGGCTCGACAAGCAGCATCGCGCTGCAGTCATCGATTTCCAACGCCGAACGGGCCGTGATGGCTTCGGCGGCTTACACTCGCGCGGCATCAAATCCGAAAAAACAACAGCAAATGCTGGCCGCCGCCAGGGAAAACGCCGCCGCCGAACACATGTCGCGCATGCAGGGCGGAAGGGAGCTGGCTTACGGGAACGCCGGACTACGCCGCTTCTTCTTCGGCGGTCAGATGAGGGGCATGAACGCCGACGGCACGGAGACCGCCCTCCTGAACAGGAGGAGCGCCTTCAGCATGCTCAGCGGGAAGAGGTTAAGGACCGACATCGCGGACATGGAGAACCAAATCGCCAGACCCGGCAGAATGACGAGAGCAGCGGCGCTGAGGGCGGGCATGTCCGTCGACGAATACCTGCTCCAAACCAACGCAGGCATCCAAATGACGGCGGCGAGGCAGGCGGGTCTACAGGACTTCCTCGACCAGGACAAGGCGGGTGTGGGCAAGTACGTCGACAGGGTCACAGGGGAATTCAGGTCCAGGGCGGACAACCTCCAGAACGTCCAGGCTCGACAGGCGGCAACTGGCCCGTTCGTCGGCAGCGGGCCGGGCGGAGCACCGTTGGGGACGGCAGAGGAGCGGGAGCAGCGAAGACAGCTGCGCAGGGAACAAAGGGAGAGAATCAGGGCCAGAATCAGGGACTTCCGCTCCACCGAGGCCAAGGCCGGGCGCGCCTTGGGCCGGAAAGAGTTCATGGCGGCCACAAGGTCGCAGTTCAGCGGGCTCGGCGAGGGTGCGCAGGCGAGCGCGAGGAAGCTGTTCAACCCGATGCTCGGGATGGCCGGAGGGATGCTCCTGTCCACGGGCATCACGGAGAAGATCGGCGACAAGGATCTCAGGGGGGCCGCCAACAACGCCCTCGGCGTGGGCGCCATGTTCGGCGGACGCGGAATGCTCGTCGCCGGCGGCCTGAGCCTGATGAAGTCGACGAGCACGAAGAAGGCGGCACTCGGCGGCGCCATGGCGGGAATGGCCGTCGGCAAGACGATCGTCGACGTAGCCGGTCCGCTGATGACCGGTCCCCACGGCATGCTCGCGAAGACCCTGATCATCGGGGGCTCGGCACTCATAGGGGGAGTGATCGGAGCCTTCAAGGCGAAGAGCAACAGAATGAAGGAGGCTCGGGGGGTGGGCAAGAACATCGCGAACAGGATGCTCGGCAGGTTCACCATGGCCATGGCGGGGGGAATGATAGACCCCAAGACCGGACTGATGGTCCAACGGAGCAACGCGAGCGGACAGGCGATCTCCGCCGGGCAGGCGGGCATCGCGGAGTCCAAACGTCAGCAGTTACTCATCTCTGAATTGGATTTTGGGGGACTCGAGAAGGCCAGAGCCGATTATGCCGGCAAAACAAGAACCAACCAGATCGAGCGTACAGAACGTTTCAAACTTGCACTGCAGTCAAGGTTCAAGCAGATGCAGGACATGGGGCTCATGTCCGTTGAAGACAAGGTGCTCGCCGACAAATACATGAAGGAGGAAAAGTTCGACGAGGCGTATTCAATCTTGAAGGGCTTCAAAGACCCCACTATGAGCGTGTACAGGGGGGACGACGGAAAGCTCTACCGCATGAACCGGACCCGGAGCGCCAAGGAACTCGGAATCGAGGGCGGCGTCGGAAAGCTGAACGTCGCCGCTGAGGATCTGAACAGGCTCGGCACCGGCGATTTGACGACAATCTACGCGGAAAGATACTCGCACGTCTCGAAGCAGCTTTCGGCGATCCTCGGACTGACCGAGGACGAGGTGGCGCAGCTCGCGAGCAAGATGAACGTCAACCTCGGGGACCCGATGGCGAGCATCACGGACACGATCGTCGCGCTCGGCAAGGCGACGAGGAAGACGGCCGATCAAATGAACCAGGCCATTCGCGACATCCAGAACGAGGCGGTGAACCTCTTCGACGAGGAGATCAGGAAGAGGGCGGTCGCCTCGGCGCTCGACGAGTCCTACAACAGGCTCCTCGAGCTGGGTGGATCCGCGTCGCTGCAGGACTTCGCCGACTTCTCAAGGAAGAACATCGCGGCGGCTCAAGAGCGCGACCCGAACAACACCTTCCTCGGCCTCGAACAGCTGAAGTATTTTTCCGAGGGAACGTTCTCGGGCATAGCAATGACGCCCGAGCAACTCGCGTCCTTCAGGGACACGGGGGCAGAGGCGATAGCGCGGCAGGGATACCAAAGCGCCCTGTCGGGGACCTCCAAGCTGTCGGTGCAATCGGCCCTCGGGGGCCTATCCGAGCAGGGTTTCGTCATGAAGGACCTGGCCGGGGCGAACAAGCTCCAGGGCATATTCAGTGACGTCTACGGTAGCGACAAGTTTACGGCGGGAGAAAAGCAGAACCTCCTTGACTTGATTAACAGGGGCGAGATGTTCAAGCAGGATGGCACGTTTGACATTGACAGACTGAGGAAATCCGGCGCGGCCGGCGCCGCGCTGGCATTGAAGGTCCAGCAAGCGCTCGGAACCGACAAGACCCTCTTTGATGTGGTGGCGAACAAGATAACGACGGTCGAGGGAACGTTGGAGATAAAGGGCGAAGCCCTGACCAAACTCAACGAAATAGCCGACGCCCTGAAAGACCCGTGGGATTCTAACACCGACCCCGGGTCGAGGGACGCACCGCAATGGTGGTCGCAGATGAAGAAATACCAGTGGCAGGTGGATGGCAACACGTTGAAACTGGTCGATACGGGCGGAGACACGAGGACGCCCCGCAGGCAGATGGTCGGGGACACGCGGACGCCCCGCAGGAGGGCGATCGGGGACACGAGGAGACCGGCATCCGTCAACCCGATCCTTCCGATCGGACAACTTCCAGGCGGGGATTTCCTATCTGGCGCCCTCAAAAAGATAAATCATCACGCTTTGGACATGTTCGTTCCCAAACAGCTCCACCCCAATCCCAACGACAGCAGGACGACACGTTTCCTCAAGCAATATGCCAGCAGCCAAGCCATGGTCTCCATCCCCCTCGACCTAGCCAACATGATGGTCGACAGCATGAAAGTTGGCAAGGAACGGGGCGTCAGGAAGGGCATCAGTTACGGGACGATGCAGGCCGCCCTCTACGCGCTCGGCATGTTTGGTCCCGGGAAAGGCCTCGCCAAAGCGGGCGCATACAAACTCCACAAATTGTTGCCGGCCATGAGCGCGCCGGCAGGGAAGATAGCGCTGAAATTGCTAGGGAAATTCGTCGGAAAAGAAGGCAAAGGCGTGCTGAAGGGAGCAGCGGGGCCCGGACACGGAAATCACCCGGGGGACGCACTCTCGAACACCATGGACGTGCACGACCGAATAAACTCGATGCTCACCGGCAAGAGGCAGGTCACCAGTTCGTACAGGACGGACATGCTCGGATCCCCCAGCTCGGATCACGCCGCGGGCAGGGCGTACGACCTGACGGGCGAGAATCTGGGCGAGTACATGAGGATGGTGCAGAGGATAGGCGGATTCGCGGAGTACCACGGCTTCGGCCCGAGCAGGCACCTGCACGTCGTGCCACCGAGCAACGTGCCGAGCTTCATATCGCAGTCGAGGTATAGGGGGCGGTACGGGGACACGAGGACCACGCGGGCCGACCGCCCCGGCAACAACGGCCCAACGGGCCAGATGGGGGCCCCGGTCACGGTCAACGTCTACGCCGCGCCGGGTCAGTCGGAGGCGACCATCGCCAAGAAGGTCGTCGAGGCGATCGAGCAGCGAGAGCGACAGTACAGGGAGAGAAGATAAATGCCGCTCATCGGAAGGACCGGGAAGCTGACCGCCACGACGGTCGTGACCGCCCCGAGGGGCATCACCGCGACGATCTTCACCCCCACGGCGACACCGGAGGGTCGCGCCTCCGACCCGAGACTCCTCGGACCGGCCGGGGTCGGAAACCCCGCCAACATGAAACCGGCGAGAATGGCCCAGATCACCGGGGACCCGCCGCTGTCGTTCGAGTTCCCGTTCGGCCTGACCAACTTCTCCCACGACGGCGGGTCCGTCCAGTACGACGAGGTGGGCAGGCCGCTCCAGTTGCCCCTGCTCAGGGCCTCCTCCGCCGCGCTACACACCGTGTCCTTCGACTTCATCCTCGCCGGTCGCTCGGACGGGATGGCCGCCCCCGTGGACGACCTGATCGCCGTGCTGCACACGTTCGTCGCCATGGACAACTCCGTCATCTTCGTGAACGTCCACCAGATCATGACCAGCACGGTGAGGTCGTGGAAGATAGAGAGCATGTCGGTCTCCGTGGAGAGGGTGAACGACGGGGGCCAGGCCACGCTCGCAAGGGTCAACATGTCGTGCAAGGAGAGCTCGGAGTCGCTGGACCGGTTCCTCTCCCTCCCGAAGTTCACCTACAAGCAAATTAAGGAAAAACCTGGCGGAGGGAAAACAGAAGAAGAGCTACACACCCTAAGCAAGCAGGAGTTGGATGATTTCCTGGCCGGAGTCAAAATAGGCGCGAAGGAGCTGACAGCTGCTGATAAAGCGAAAATTCAGAAAGACATCAGCGGGTTGCTCAGGGTCAACGCCCTTGTAGTCCAGGAGTTCATTGAAAAATATAAAGTAGCCGGATATACATTCTCAACACCTTACGGCGGGGGTTTCGGAACCGCCTACCAGTTTCTGGTGGCGATACAAACAGATCTCAAAGCAAGGGGTATAGCGACTGGTTTTGACGTAAGCAAAATTCCAGAACTAACTTACAAGGGTTGATCTGGCAGAAACATGCCGACGCCGACGTTCACTGGGTACCCGGTTCCGCCGCAGACGGTGACCGACCGCGACACGAAGGTCTCGGTCGCCATACCCGAGCCGCTCGAGTACGGAACGATAAACCTCGCCGGCAGGAGACCGGTCAAGGTGAGCCCGGACGGCAAGAAGATCGTCCCGCTGGTCAAGAACCCGGAAAAGTTCGTTTACGCGACCCTCCTGTCGGTGACGATCGGTCCGCTGACCATACCCAGGTTCCCGGGCGTCAAGTGCATGGTGCTGGTCCCCTCCCTCGACATAGAGAGGTCGCTCATCCTGAGCGAGGAGCAGGCCCGGGCGAAGTTCGAACTCGACGGCCTTCACCTCGGAATCTTCGACGAAAGGCGCTTCGCCGCCACCGTCGACGGGAAGAGGGTGCGCAAATACCTGGCCGACGCCTACGCGCAGGCCCTGAGCGCGAACGAGGGCCTGCGCGTCGAGCGGTTCCTGGCGCTGGACCCGACGCTCAAACCGTGGAACTCCGCCGACTACTCCAACGACCCGTCGCTCATCATGCCGAGCGACCCGGGGTTCGTGACCAACGTCTTCACGCTCGTCGGCATCGAGCGGAGAGAGCAGGACGCCCTGTCCTCGAGGTTGACCAGCCTCAAGGTCAAGTACGGGATGTCGCTGACGACCGAGATCACCGCAACCTACGACGACAAGGACTACTCCCTTGTCCAGGGGCGGTACTTCGACCCCAGGAGGGAGTACAGGTACAGGGGGCTGCTGTTCGAGGTCGTCTCGGTCTCGTCCGGACCGGGTTCCGGCGGCTACCCGCAGGCGACCGTTACCTTCGCGCCGAAGTGCGTCCAGGAACTGAGGAGGGACAAGAACCCCCAGGCGATAACCGCGACGAACGGGTACGAGTACGCGCGCCGCGCCGCCGCCAGGTGCGGCATGAACTTCGTGGGGGAGCAGAGCCAGAAGCAGCAGACGCTGTTCAAGGGCAAGTCGCAGAACTCCGACGAGTCCGTGTGGACGGTGCTGACCGAGAGCGGGAAGGACGGGCAACTCTTCGTGTTCGAGGTGGACAACACCCTCGTCTACGGCACCGGCAAATGGCTCATGTGGAGATTCGGTCTGTCCGAGAAAAAGAACAAGAAGGGGAAGATCCAGAGATTCCTGGACCTGCGGTACGACCCGACGCAACCGCACGCCGGAGCGAAACCCGCGAGCAGGGTCCTGAAGGGCGAGTACATCTACGTCGACCTGGACGCCCAGACCGGTCTGCCGGTGCAGACGGGGATACCGAGCCTCGGCGACCCGTACATGACGGTCCAGGACAACGGGATTTTCGAGCTCGCAACCTGGCCGGACGTGAGGGTCAGCGAGAACGACGGGCTCGAGGCCGAGGGTACCGTCGAGGTCATGTCTCCCAACGGTAGAATCTTAAGACCTGGTCACACGGTCTTCCTGACGACGGTGCCGGAGATATTCCGGGGCGGTTATCTGGTGCAGGACCTGGAGTACGAGGAGTTCACGGCGGAGCCCGTCAGGGTGAGTCTCCTGAGCCTTCAGAAAATAAAGAACCAGGAAAAACCCGAGACCGACAAGAAAAAAGAGGATGAGTGACGAGGATGAGGACCAGGCCCAACTTCGAAGTGACGAACCCGTCCAAGGCGAGCGCGGTCCCAACCGAAAAGCAATCCGTCTTCACTGCCCGCGTGGTGAGGTCGGACTCGACGGGGGTCTACGTCGAATCCCAGGGACTGGCGCCGAACCAGATCTTCGGGCCCTGTCAATGCTTCGCGCAAAAACCGAAAGTTGGCAGGTCGGTGATTTGCGGCTTCCTCGCCGGCCAAAGACAGACGCTGGTCATCCTCGGCACGGAGAACAAGAACTTCAAGATCGTGGACGTGGACACCCCGGTGGACAACGAGGACTCCGCAAACAAGAAATACGTGGACGACAAGGTGGCCGAGCTGCTCCAGAAACTCTTGAACAAGGACCCCGGCTACATCCTCAACTACCAAGCACCTGGTTCCTACGCCAGTTCCGCCCACGCGCACTGACCGTGAGATAATCGTACCGTGCCGACGCTCAAACACCCAGTCACTTTCGCCAGGAGGGGCGGCGGGGCACTCATCCTGCTGGAGACGGAGACCGCCTACTACGACCAGGCGCTCAAGGCCGCGGTGTCCGTGGAGCGAGGGGAACTCCTCCTCGACCCGTCTTTCGGAACGGAGGACCCCACGTTCGCGAGGGGGGAGCCCGTCGGCCTCAGGGCAACCGTCGCGGCCTACTGGCCGGAAATTTCAATCAGGTCGGTGGACGTCGGGGAACCAAACAACTCTGGCACCACGAACATGAAGATTGATTACGAGGTGGGCTGATGCCGTCACCAGACTTCAGCCAGTACGTCGACCTCGCAATCTACGACGTGCAGCCGCAGGATCTCTACCAGACGGCGGTGACCTACGCAAAAACGGCCCTGCCCGAATTCAACCCGAGACCGGGGACGGTGGAGGACGCCCTGATGCAGGCGGGCGCCATCGTCGGCGCATCCACGATGGGCGCCATCAACAGGCTGCCCGACGAGCTGATGGAGGGGATACTCAGGGTGATGGGCGTGGAGAGAAACGAGCCGACCAATTCCACGGTCGAGGTCGTGTTCTCGCTCTTCAACGCCGCGGACACCGTCACGGAGGACTCCCTGTTCTCGTTCGACTACTTCGACGGCGTAACGACGAGGCAATTCCCGTTCATCCTCGAAGAGCCCGTGACCGCGGGGGCCGGGCAGACCACGGTAAGCGCCACCCTCAAGTCGCTCGTACTCGGCCAAATCCCGAGCCTCACCGTGGGGACAGTGCTCGTCGCGCAGTCACCCGGCAGCGTCGTCGAGTCGTGCACGACCACAGCCGCGATAGAGCAGGGTGTCGACGGGGAACTCGAGAGTGAATTCTTCGCGAGGGCCGCCACCTACCTCCAGTCACTTAGCGCAACGCTCAACACCGCAACCCAGGTGGAGAACTACATACTCAGGACATACGCTGACGTCAAGAGGGTCAAGGCGTACGACCTCGCCAAGGCCGTCGAGCACAGGGCCGCGTCCGGTCAGGTCGGCGGGGCGACGACGGCGGCGACAGGCAACGGGACGACGGCGACGATCACGACAACCTCTGCCCACGGGTTGCAGGTCGGACACGTCGTGACCGTCGCGGGAATCACGCCGTCGGGCTACAACGGCACGCACGCGGTGACCGCGGTTCCGTCCCCGACGCAGCTCAGCTTCGCCAACGCGACCAGCGGCGCGCAGACCGTCGCCGGAACCGTTTCGCTCGTTGGCAACTCGTCGCACGCGGGGACCGCCGCCACGGTGAGGACTTCGTCGTCGTTCGAGGACGAGACCGACGACTACCCGGGAACGATCTACAGGATCATCACGCCGGACCTCTACGGGGAGAGCGGGTTCGCCGAGGACTTCCCGTCTGGGACCTTCACGACCACGGACGACTCGCTGGCCGTGAGCGCCTCCGGGGTCGTCACGTACACCGACGCCGTCACCGACACTGACGCGACCGGTCCGCTCGTCGACGTGGTCCTGCTGGACCCGCTCCTGTTGTCCTACATGGGGAACACGGAGGAACCCGGATTCTTCGCCATGTTCGTGTGCGGGGCCGACGGCGAGCCGATCGGCAGGAGCGCGAGGAAGTCCATCGAGGACGACGTGGCCGAGAGGATCCCCGCGGGCCTCAAGTTCAAGGTCCTCGACGCGTGGACCTACGACATCAACATCCAGATGACCATCGGAATTTCGCCCGGTTTCAGCGCCCTCACGGTCGGGCAGTCCGTCAAGGACGCGGTGGAGAAGCTCGTGTCCCCGGACGAATGGCTGGATTTCGAGAGCGTGGTCAGGGTCTTCGAGGTCGTGGCGGCGGCGTCCAACGTGAATGGCGTCGACTACGTCTCGTCCTTCGAGGTCGAGGTCCCCGAGTACCCGGCCAGCCGCAAGGGGAACGAGAAGCTCGTCGAGGAGATTGTCGCCGGGCCGCAGGTGACGGGGTACGCGGCCCTCTACGCAGGGCTGCTCCCTAGGGCCAGCGTCGAGGTGGTGACGCTGTGACGATCGAGAGGGCCGTGAGGAACCGGCTCCCCGAGCTGGCGGCAAAGATCAGCGTCCTGAACAGTTCCTCCGCCTGGTTCGCGAACAACGCGAGCTTCGAGATCGAGCAGTCGGAGTTCTGGCCGGACGACCAGTCCTACAAGCAGGCCAGGTTCACGGGGCCGGTCGTCGTCAACATCGACTCGGTGGACCTGACGGCCGAGGACCATCTCCAGCCGATCGAACTGGCCTTCGCCGCGAAGATGCAATCGGGGGGAACCGTCACGGTGGTCGTGACGGACTCGGCGGCAATCTCGGCGAGCTCGTCCACCAAGACATTCACCGTGGATCCCCAGCCGGAGTCGCCGAGCGCGGACGCGCTGAGCGACCTGTCGTGGGCCGTCTTCAGGTCGGACCTGGTCGTAGTCGACAAGCTGGGCCTGTCCGTCCCGCGGGTGGACCTAGAGGTCACCCTGACGCCGACCGACGCATCCGACGACGTTTACTTCGCCAACCCCGTCCTGTCCGGGACGCTCGACCACGGGAATTTCTCCGAGGCGGCGAGGCAGATGGTGCCCGCCATCCCGAGTTTCTTCATAGAAACGAACGGCGAGGAGAACCCCGCGTCGGCGGTGACCAGATTCGTAGACGTCGCGTTCGTCGGGCTGGACACGGCGGTGAAGGTCCTGCGCGACTACAGGTTCTTCGACGCGGCCGAGGGGCGCGACGAGGCGCGCCCCGAGACCCTCAGCGACCTGGTCTGGCCGAGCGACGCGGGCCTCGCCGAGGTGAAGTGGCTGGCGCAGTTCTCCGGCACCGCGCCCGTGGCGAAACTGAGCTCGACGCTGGACCCGTCCGACCCCTTCGTACTCGGCCCCGACGCGAACGCGTCCGTCCTGAACGGGTCCGACACCCTCAGGTTCTCCACGACCGGCGTCAACGACCCGCCGGTGGCCACGGTCGAGGTCACCCGCGACTTCCTCGCGTGGCAGGCGGAGTACGGCTACTACGGCATGAGCGCCGGGAGCATCGCGGCGGTGAGGGAATCGGTGAAACGGGTGATGGTGGGGGCGAAGCAAGTCACGATTACGCAGCAGCACGAGGGACCCTTCACCGTGCTCGTAGAGACCCCGTGGGAGCAGACCTACGGCGCGACCGAGGACGACGTCGGGGGCGCCTCGCAGGTGGTGCTCGAGGCCCTGTCCTACGCGAAGCCCATCGGCGTGAGAATAGACCACCAACTGACCTGATATCGATGGACGACGAATTCGACGACTTCGTTCGCAGATCGTTCGCGGAGATGATCTCGAAAGTCGGGAAAAACGCGATAATAACCAATTTCATCGTGGTCGCGGAGGTCGTCGACGGCGAATCGTCGGACATGGCCATGTCGTTCTCCGAAGGGATGACTCCCTGGCTGGCCGACGGAATGCTCAGGAGCGCCGCCGACATGATTACCCGCGGGAAATGGCAAATCCGCGATAATGGAAGCGAAGGGGAGGTATAAACCCTATGTCAAACCACCTAAAGCAAGCAGCAGAGAGAGCAGTCAAGACTTTCGTGCAGGCCTGGCTAGCAGCCTGGGTCGTCGCGGGATCGGACTTCGACGCCATAACCAACCAAGAGAACCTCAAGATCGGGGCGGTCGCAGTCGTGGCCTCGCTGGCGATGAGCTTCGGCCTCAAGAAGGTAGGACCGGACAAGGATTCCCCGAGCGTCGTCTGATTCTTGCCGTCCGAAACGGTCGGCGTGATTTACAATGGAGGGAGTTTTCCTGTCGGAGGTTCCCTGAATGCTCGCTGGCATCTACAACATAACGATAGAGCAGGGCTCCACATTCGGGCGCCTTATTTCTATCGAACAACCAGACCTAGCCACGGACCCCACGGGTCAGACTTTTGAAAATTTCAATTTGGCTGGTTTTACTGCTCGAATGCATATCCGCAGAACTATTGACACAGC